ATTGACGGGGTAAACATCTCAAGCTGCGTTGTTTCAGTATTCACGATGAAACAGCCTTTCAAGCCGGCTTACCTCAGCATCTCTTTCTTTCAATCTTTCGCGCAAATCCGTGATAATTGATAACAAATATTTGAGCTCAATGATCGCAGATTTTAGATCTTGCACTAAATCACCGTCATCAAACACATATTCACTACACCAATTTTCTAAATTGCGGATGTTTTTATTTGTTACCAGCGCCGTTTGATCAATCAATGGCACGCGCTTAGCTGTTATTTCATCCATTACTTTCATTAACGCTTTAAGTTGCTGTATGTCAGCGTTAAAATCGGGATCAAATTGCTCAGCCATTTTCAGACCACCTTGCAAGCAATGTTTCAAGTTGTTTAAATGTGCAAACACTCGACAAAGCGCCTACTAATGCTTCAACTGCGTTTTCACCGTAACGCTGCCTAACTACAACGCACAGATCATTAATTACTTCTACATCAAATTTCTCGGACATGTTAACCCTTTCTCTAGTTAATGATTATTAAAGTAACTTACCACAAGCGTGTATGCGCCTAACACAGCTGCAACTATGTAATGCCTCATTTGCCACCCCATGCCCGCCATCCGTTGCTGTAGCGGTATATGGCAAGACCCGCCCGCAAATTAGTTTCTAAATCAAACAGATCTTGGCATGTGTCGAGTAGAGCTAAAGCTTGCATGTAGCCCTGTTTGTAGTAGCGCGATGGTTTGCACCAAAAATCATTGACCTGCAAAACGCCGTAAGACTGCCCTACCGTGTCAGCTTTATTGAAAGCATCCGGTTGGCATCGGCTTTCACGCTGAGCTACCGCAATCAAAGTAGTGAGCTGGCTTTCATCCCAGCCCACATAGCGAGCCATCTCAAACACCGCATCACAGCCTATTACAGCCGTTTTAAGCGTAGTTGTGGATATAACTGGGCTTGCATAGCCTTCAAAAATCTCTGCGTGTCTAGGCGCTAAATCTTGGGCTGTAGGTGCGGGCGGCGGCTTCAAAATAAATAACGAAGTCAATGCAGCAACCATTGCTATTACTGTTTTAGATAAAAGGGTCATTAGACCACCTAACCTTTCTCGGATTGGATAAACCTACCCTAGTTAAAGGTTTAGACCGTTTGGGGGATTGCGTTAAAAACCTTTGCCCAAGCCTGTTTAACAGCGTTTACATCTTTAATAAGGTTGTGATCCACCTCGACATGCAGCCAATCCCCATTAGAGAATTTGCCTTTAAGCCATGTGCCGCGATCACATTTCCAGCTGCGGTTTTGCGAATAATTAATCACTAGCGCAATGCCTAATGTGTCTGCGTTTTGCAAAAGTTTATTTAAATAAACCATTGCGAGTTGTTCGCCATCTTTGCAACCTAATTGCTTGTCTTGCATCCACCGGTAAGAAAGATCTACTGCCAGCCCTCGAGCGTGATTGCTAATGATGCCGGGCTTGCCTCGCACATCGCGCACCACCCAGCTGCCGTTATTCCACAAAACGCCGTTGCTGTTTTTTACTGCGTGTCTGATCCACTCATCCATGCCCGGAATAGGTTTGCTAACTACTGGCTGTTGGGCAATTAAATAAGGTTTAGTCATCTAAATCCTCTGATGTTGTGTTTCTGTTTTTGATGCCGTTGGATGCCACTAGCCCGGAAAGTGTGCCAGTTAAAAAAACTACAATGGTGCTCATTAGATCAATGAAAGCTGCGTCATTGGGCGATTGCTCGAGCGGTTGCGAAATAAAAAGCAATCCGCCGATCATGCCAAGCACGATTAAGCTAAAAACTATTGCTAATAAAACGCCTACGGTTACTACCATGCGCGCGTGTAGCTCATTTGGTGTATATCGGTAGCGCCTCATGGTGTTATGCCGCATCGATCAGGCACATTGCAATTAGTTAGTGCAGAGTTTTTTACCCGTGATTTAACGGTGATTGTGTTTTCGCGTGTTGTTTCGCAAGCGGTCAACATAAGTATCAGCGCAAATAGCCCGTATCGCATCGCATTACGGCTCGTTAGATGTTGGCGATACAAATTCGCCATATTCGCCTAATGTTGCGTCAAAGTAATCGCCTATGCCAGCGTAAATGTTTCTGAAATTTGCGTTGTAACTGGTTTGCAACCATAAACCGTTTATGCCACAAGACGCAATGTATGCCTGTCCAACTGGTTCGCTTTCAGGAAATGGCAAATTATCTACATCAATGTTATTTATTGCAATAACTTCGATTACCATTTTTTGTTCGTTGATTTGTGCAAAGTATGCCATTATGCAATCACCAATGTTCCTGTAGCCGTGTATTGAATAAATGAATATGCGCCGCTTGTGCCTGTAGTTGGCGAACCTGTAGTTGTAATTGTAAAGCTTGCTGCGTCTGCCGTTAAGTATCTAATTACTACTTGACCGCTACCACCGTTGCCACCATTTGCCGCACCGCCTGAACCGCCGCCGCCGCCGCCACGATTAGCGGTTGCGTTTGACCCTGCAACATTTGTGCCACCTGCACCTGCGTTTGTGCCACCTGCACCGCCGCTTCCACCGCTTGCACCGCCACCACCACCGCCACCCGAATAACTAATACTGCTACCCGTGTAACTGTTTGTCGCCGCTGTGCCACCCGTGCCGCCGTTTGCACCGCCTGCCCCACCTACCGAACCGCTACCGCCACCGCCGCCGCCGCCTGTAGCGCTAAGTGCACCGCCTGCATTACCTTCACCCGAAATACCTGTGCCGCCGCCGCCTCGATCGCCGCCACCGCCACCGCTTGCACCGTCGCGACCCATTTCAATTCCGCCACCACCGCCACCGCCGTTTGCCGTGTTAATAAATCCTGACGCTGTTCCGCTTCGCCCTGTGTCATTGTTACTTGTTGAACCTGCACCGCCTGCACCAATTTTCACAACATAAGTGGTTTTGCCAAGAATAGATGTGCCAGTAACAAAACCGCCCGCACCACCACCGCCGCCCGGTGCGCCCGATACATAACGACCACCGCCACCGCCGCCGCCCGACAACATGAAATCTACCGCAAGCGTGCTAATGGCAGAACCGCTAAAAAAAATTGCAGCACTAGGACTAGTAAAATATAGCGTCCCACCCCCCCAAGTGCTCAACGCTAAAGAACCTGAAGTCGTAACGGTTGCTGTGCCAGCCGTTATTGTGCAAACGCCCGTAGAAATATTTTGGATGAACAAAGTATCGCCCGCACTAAACAACGATGTATTAACCGTAATTGTTGTTGCGCTTGCCGAATTCATCGCTATTCGAGTTCCTTTGTCCGCAGCGACAAGCGTATAGCTAGCGGTTTTTGTGCTTACTGTTTGGTTATAATCGTTTGCTTGTAGCGCGTTCATTTGCGCTGCTGTCAAAACTTGCGCCGCTGTAAAAGTTTGAATTGCCATAGGTGATCCTTACCTTATCCTAAAACATTGTCTGCATCAATGATGCCAAAAACCGCATCATCCAACACAAGTTCATAAACTACTGTGGTAGGGCTTGTAAAAAGCGTGATCCTGTGCCCGGTATTAAAATCTAAAAAATGCTCAATGCCCTCGATAGCCAGCTCTTGCGCTAACTCTGTAGTGCCGGCACCGCTGGCAAAAGTTTTCTCTATCGTTACTGTGTTGCCGATTTCTATTGTGGCTAACACATCTTTTTGCGGACTGGTCAACATATTAAATTGGGTTTGCACAGATGTATAGATCGGCTCAGGTTCAGGCACGAGCAAATATTCTGCAAGCGTTAAAGCGGCGGCATTACTGTGCAAAAGGCTGTTGCTTATGTTTGTTGCCTGCACAAAATAGGTTGCTTGGCTTGCCGCATCATCAGCTGTTTGCGGGCTGTTACTGCCGGCAATAGTTACGGTTGCTCGATTGATTACGCGGTCAGCTTGAAAACTTATGCCCACCCCGTTGTATTTAAAATTTGTGCCATCATCATGAAAATCTGCTACAGATCCGCTTAATGTGTTGCCTATTCTTGGCTCAAAAACAATGTTTCCTTCACGCGACATATAAAGCCTGCCTTGCTCAGCAAGGTTTATATTTGAGCAATACTGGGCAACATTGACACCCTGATCAATCGTAAATGCGGCTGAGCCGCCAAGTGTTTGTGTGCCGGTGCTAATAGATCGCTGGGCTATTGGAAAAGCTACTTCAGGCAAATCTAAAATGGCTGTAAGTCGAGCACTTGAAAGTTGTTCGCTGACATTAAATTCATCTAAAACGGTTTGTGCCAACAAATAAAACTGATCCGCGCAATATACGGTAACGCTGTCGAGACCGCCCAAAGCAAAATTGTAATCAAAATTGATGATGTAACCGTTAAAGATGTCTTGTGCTGCGTTTAAAGCGTCGTAGCGTTGCAGTTTTACTTTACGCATTGGCGCTAAACCGGGTTGCTGTGTAGTTGCATCCCAGTAGGGCGATTGCTGATCAAAAGGATTAAAAATTCCTGTCGTATCAATCATTTGGAAAACCATCGTGCCCGGTCCAAATTGATCGCCAATATCTTGCCGCCCGCGTTTAACGCTTACCGATGTGCAACCATCAAGCACCCCAGCAAAATTTGTTGTGCCATCTAAAACAAATTCTGTGTTATTTAAAACGCCCGCTGAAGTGTCATCTAAAAGAAAAGCATCTTGCAAAAAACCTGTATCAATAAACAGCTCATAGTTACCTGAGCCAACTACAGCTACCCCAGCCATTAGGCAATCTCAAACTGTGCCGGACCGGATGAGCGGTTATATGCTCGAAGCGCATTGACTACAGCACCGCCTATCTCTGCGCTAGTTGCTAGCCCGCCCGTAACATTGACTGTTACCGCACCGCTGCCATCAAAACCGCGTATCCCATCAGGTCTGCCAATAGATGGCATATTGGGCGCACTAACCGATGGTGCACCTATCGCCTCTGTAAAGCCCGCTGAGATGCCTTTAACATCAGCAAACCTTATGCCTTTGGCTGCCAGTCGAGCATTAGCGGCAGCTAGCGCAGCCTCTACGCCTCGCAAATACTCTTGGGCATTAGATACGCCCGCACCATAAAACTTTGACGCTGAGAGCTCACCGATGCGCTGGGCAATGGCTTGTGTTTGCTCTACAAGTGTGTTTGCCCGCAAAACATTTTCTGATGACGCTAAAAGCTCTTTAGCAATAGCTGATCCGCTATCAATGCCAGCATCAATAACTTGCTGTAACGCATCCTGAGATAGACCGCTTGCTAACAGTTGCTCTACAAGTGCACCAAATTCTTTAGTTTTGTCTGCCTGTTTTTGTAGCGCACTAAAAAAAGATAGCCCGGCATCCTCGCCGCCTTCCTCAAAAGCCTTACCAAAATTGAGTGCATCGGTTATTACTTTGGCAACTGATCCGCTAAAATCATCAAAACTATCTTGAGCGTTTTTAAGTTTGCTTTGTGCGTCATCTAACGCTTGCGCCATGTAAGTCCGTAAAGCATCGCTGGCTTCTTTAACTTTTTCAGCAAGTTTGCCTGCCTTGTCAGCGGCTCGACCTGCGCCGCTACCTACCTTCTCAACTTCTTTTTCGGTTGCTGCCATGTATTCAGCTATTTTTGTGCCACGAATATAATCAAGCGTAAATCCGAGCCTGCCCATAGATTGCGTAGTGTTTCGCGCCGAGTTACCTAAGCCAGTAGCTGCGGTAGTTGCCGAGTTTGTTTGATTTTTAAAAATCAGTAACGCGCCGCCTACTACTACTAGACCGGCTGCAATAGCGGCGGCTGCAACGCCCGCTGTGCCCGCTGTGGCTACCGCTGCAAGTGATGCTGCGTTTGCAAAATTTAATGCTGTAGCTATAACGGTTACGGCGTTAGCTGCCATTTGTGCAACCTTGTATGCAACTACAGCTGCCGCTACAGCCGCTATAGCGATGCCTAGCCCTGTAATGATGCCGGTGTGGTCTGCAGCCCAGTTGCCAAAGCTTGTAAGCATTGGCAGCACAGCTTCGAGAGCTGGCAGCAACGCTTTACCGATGCTCTCTTTTGCTTCATCCAAAGCAACTTTTAACCGCCTGAATTGTCCTTCAGCTGTGTTTGCTGCAACTGCAGCTGATCCACCAAAAGTTTTACTAAGCGTTGACATCACTTGATCTAGTGATGCACCATCTTTAATCATCGTTTTTAGTTCAGGCGATAGTTGCCCTAATGCTTTGTAATTACCGCCATAAGCTTTTGCTAACGCATCGCTAACACTTGCAAGATCCATGCCAGTGCCGGCAGCAATGTCCATTGCCAAGCCAAGCCCTTCATTTGCATCTGCAAGGTTTTTTGTGCCGCGCACCAATGAAGCAAACGCCGGGCGTAATTCCTCATCCGATACGCCGGTAGCCATTTGCATTGCAGCAATGCTTGCTTCGACTGCAGCAATCTGCCCTTGTGTAGCGCCTGTAACATTTTCTAAAGTTTTAGCCAAAAGTGCTTGCGCTGCCGCATCCTCTACAGCCGCTTTAAGACTTAGCCCGGCTACAGCTGTGAGACCTGCAAGCGCTGCTACCGCTGGCAGAAACGCTTTTTCCATAACGAAGCCGGCTTTTTGTGCGTTTGTTTCTAAGCCTTTAAATTGCAGTGCGGCTTTCTCAAATCCTTTTGCATCAAAGCTAGATAAAATCGGTATGTTAATTGCCATAGCGCACCTGCATATTTTTGTTTAATCGCGTCATAACTTTTTCAACAACATTTAAAACTTCTTGCTCGACTGTGGCACGGTTCATTTCTACAGCTGGATCAATAGCGCGCGGCTCTAAACCTGTTTCAGCGTTTAAGTTTGTTACAAACTGCCCGGTAGTGCGCCTGCCAGCA